TTTTGGATTTTCATCAGTATATAACCTTCTACCAGAACCTTTTGGTTTCTTGCCTGTGCCCTTTTTTGGGTCTCTTTTTTTAGGCATTACCTATAACCGCCACCACGTTTCTTGTACGTACGTACTAACCAACCGTTAGCATATGCAGAGGGGTAAACTTTAAATTTACGTTTAGCTTCCGCTTTTACTCTTGCATACAATGCAGGGTTAGTTGGCGTAGCTCCCTTTTTCTTCTTAGTTTTTCTTTTTTTTGCTGGCATTATGCACCTACCTCTTTTTGAGCCTTTTTATGGGCTTGTCTAAATGTATCACCCATAAGCATCCTACGTTTCATAAACCTCATGTGTTTAGCTGTATGATGTTTTGAGTGCCGTTTCATAGCACCTTCTTGACGTTTAGTCAGTGCTTTCTTTTTAACCTTCATAGAAGGTCTTTTTCTAGTTCTAGACATTAGTCTTTAGTTAAACTTTTTAGAAATTTAAGGGTCTCACTAATCCACTCAGGTTTAGTTTTCTTAATTACTATATATACCCCAACTAAAAGTACTACAATAGTTATTATAGTTTCCATTAAGCTACTCCTTTTTTACTTTTCTTACCTAACATTTCAAAGTCGATTTTAGTTAAAAAACCATCTTTATTCATATCAAGTTCTTTTTGATCTCCAACTACAGCGTTAGCACTGCCCTGTTTTGTATTAGGGACAGCTCGTTTTTCAGAAACAGGCGTACCGTTAATATCACCTTCGCCTAAATCTTCTATCCTTCTAGTTGCACTACTCATATTTACCTCACTTTTTAAAGTTATATTGTAACATTAGTCCTTTCTTTTATCTTTAAGTTGGGACTTAGATAGTTTTTCTTTTTCTATTAAATTAGGAGCACCTAACATAGTTTTAAGAAATACATCTTGTCTAATTATTTCGTTATCAACAGATCTAACTCTGTCTATTAAAGATACTAATATAGCATGTTGTGCATCTAATTTAGCATCTAATCTTTTTTCTGTAGTAGCTAAAGCTTCAGCTAATTTATCATCAACAGTATCTATTTTAGTTTCCATACCTATAATAATACGAGTAAGTAGTTTCCAAACAAAAAGCCCTAAACCAAGGGTCATAGCTATTGGAAAACCAACATCATTTATTAAGGTAACTATTTCGTTCATTCTGGTGGTTCCGGAAACTCTATTTCAATTCGTTTTAAGTCTTTATCATAAGTATTAGGTAAATCACGTAAGGCTTGCCTATAGGTAGCCCATTCGGCTTTTTTTGAGTCAGATAAAGGGCTATCTGCATTCTGTGTCCAATCAGTAGATTCAAGTATTCTGTCTCTGTCTTGCCTAAGCATGGCTAAAGTATCTTCAACAGTTTCAACCTTTGGTTGCTTTTCAATAAAAACTACAGGATCAGTTATGGGTAACTGTATTCTATCGTACAAATTAAGGTCGATTAGATTATCTATAACCTCTAGTTCTTCATTAGAATCTAGAAATTTCATATCTTTTACAGTTTTCCCTTCAGGAAACTCGTTTGGTATATAAACCATCCCTTGCCCTATGATAACTCCAGTTGTTTTGTCATAAGTTACAATGTTTTTAAGTTCTTCTGTCATTATGCTTTTCTAAAGTTTGTTGAACTAACAAAGGCCCTAACACTAGGAGTGGTAATACCAAATTTAAAAATATCGTGCATAAAAGCAAAAGTATTAAAAACATAATATTGACCAGCTGTTAAGCTAAATTCTCTAGCTCTAGTGTGTAAAAAATCAGAGTTAACCCCCGCTACAAAATCACTTTGGTTTTGATTAGTGCTGCTAATTGAAGTGTCATAAAAAGAAGAATTTTGACTAAAACTACTAACAGAAGCACAAGTTCTATGTTGTCCTGCTTGTCCAAAAAACTCCCAACCAAAAATAAAACTATATGTACCAGTATTATCAGGCCTAAAGGTAAATTGAACGATAGGACGTAGAAGAGCAGGCATAGTATAAGTTAAATTAGACCCATCAGTAACAGTTTGACCAAAGTGAATTGTTTGACTATCGTGATGATATGGAGAGGCAAAACCAAAACTTTGAAACCATATATTTGTATTAGTAGAGGTAGAATATAAATATCCAGGTTGGGTCGCAGGATTAGTTAATTGAACAGTACTAGTTCCTACAAACCCCGTAGTAGCACTTACTGCTTTACCGGCTACATCTAAAGTACCAGCAGTAATTTTAGTAGCATTTAAATCATTAATTTTAGCGTTAGTAATAGCCGCATTTTCTATTTTTGCGGTAGTAATTTCACCGTCACCAATTTTAGCTGTGGTAATAGTAGCATCAGCTATTTTTGCGGCATCTACTGCTAGGTTAGCTATTTTTGCCCCTGTTACTGCTAAA